GGAACAGCCAGTCGTAAACTTCCAACGTGGTGTAGGCCCCGGCCCCGTCAAACGACGGAATGGCCAAGAACCCGGGCACCGCGTCGATATCCGACAGCAGCAATCCGTCCGCGCCCGTGACCGTGACCTGCTCGCCGCGGTTGGCGAGCAAGCCATTCCAATGCTGGCCGGCAAGTGCTTCGGATAGCTGGCTCATTTCGCTAGGAGGAAGCGTACCTTCTCATCCGCTGCCGCTGTCGCCGTGACGACCGCGCCAAGCAATGGATTGGTGGTAGTCGTCGCCGTGACGTAGTTGTTGGTCGCGTCCCAATGAACTGTGGCGCCCACCGCAAGGGCACCATCGGCATAGCCTTCCCAGATACCGCCATCGATGGCGAGGGCTCCGACTTCATTGTTGGCAATCGCACGGAATGCAATTCCGGCGCCGATGTTGGTTCCCGTCTCCACAACTTCACCGGCGGCGACCGCGCCGCCTGTCGGTTGATGGACGGTGGTCGTGTACTGTCCGCTAACGAGGACTACGTAAGGGGCGGCTGCTGCCATGGGTTATCTCCTTGTTTCTTTCGTCGTTATCACGATGGCCGAATATGCTTAAGCGGCACCCTTTGAGTGGACCCCCATCACTGGGTCGCCGGCGCTAATGTTGAAGTCATGAAAGACTCTAAATTGCATGCCCAGGACATTGAAGTCTTGGTCGCTCTGTTCAATGATTGGCGTGCGATTGCCGTTGAGCAGCGCCATGTAAACGCACGCGCCCTGGGGGCTCATCGGGTCGGCGAACATAAACCAACCGGTTGAAGTCTGGCCAGTAACCGCCCCGCCGATTGAAGTCGGATCAATGTTCGACCGAATCTTGATCGCCGTGTTGTTGATGTACGGCGAGACGATCGGACGGTAGGCACCCGCATGCGGGTTCGTGGTGAACTCCGACGTGGTGGAACTTCCGCCCCGTCCTTCACGAATCTCGGAGGCGTTGAACAACTGGAAGGCGTTGGTGCGATTGTTCGTACCCACCAAAACCCGGTCGGGACGAATTCCAATCGGCGTCAGATTAGCTGATACCTGATTGAGAAATGCCGTCTCGATCTGGGTGTAGCCTTCCACTGAGACAGTCGAGTTCGCACCCGTCTCGTAGTTGTTGTTGCTACCACCGGTATCGAAGATCAACGCCGTGCTGGCACCGATCTGGCCCAACAGGAACACGTAGGCGACTTCCTCGATCGTCTGCGCTGCGACCACCCCCAGCCCGGTCATCATGCCGGTCAGGGCGCCGAGGTCATCGTTGATGATGTCCCGGCGAGACAGCCCGATCATCGCGCTGTACTCGTCCGCCTGCACGCTGTAGGACACGTCCGACAAGCGGATATGCTGGATTTCTCCACCGCCGCCGCTGCGCTGCAAGGCGCCAATGGGCGTCATGCGGTAGACCTTCTTCGTCTTGAAGTCAGGCACCGGCTCGATACCGCACCATTCCTGCCAAGTCGTGTTCTGCGACTCGTAGCCGGCCAACAACGACTTATTGGCGATGTCGTCGAAGATGTTGGTCAGCGTTAATGTCGACGTACTGCCAGCGGCTTCCATGCTTACCGATTGCAGGGCGCGGCGAGTTTCGTTGATGAAATCGTGCGACTTCTGGCTGCCGGTGTACGTTTTCCCGGAAGCTCGGATTTGCATGTCCATCAAACCATGCAGGTTGAGGTTTCGCAGCTTGGGATGGTCTGACGCATCCAGAATGTCCTCGGTATACCACTTCTCCAAACCCCATTCCTCGCCCGTGATGGGATTGGTCTTCTTGTTGGGGACCGCCCGGTGCGCTCGCAGCATCGCACAGGCAATGGCCGCGTTCTCCACGCCTTCCAATCCGCGAGCGGTTTGGATGTATGGGCCCTGGGAACGGTTCAACCGCAAGGCTTCCAGTTCGCACTGCGTCTTGTCCCACTCTTCCAGCATCGCCCGCTCTTGTGCTTCGGCATGGCCGGAGAGAATGGTGTTGACGTAGCGTTGCCGCTGGTAGAGCCGAACCATGTCGAGCTTGGCGCGGTTGACCTTGTTCTGCTCGGAGGCGCTGATTGTTTGCGTATCAGCGGAATCCGCCGCTTCCAAAAGTTCTTTGGCATCCTCTTCAGTGATATCGCCTTCTTCCTTGGCTTTGCTGGTTGCTTTTTTGAGCAGATCAGCGCTTTCCGCCGCCTGCATCTTCTGCCAATCGCCATGGAACGCTTGCAACGTTTCCGCCGCCATGCTTTCCACCGCCGGCTTGCCGACGCGATCGTTCATCCAACCCAAAAACGCCTTGTACTCTTCGTTTTGGCCCTTGGTGTCAGAATCCTGTTTGATGTCCTTCTTCTTTTCGGCCATCGAACTCTCCTTCTTGTGTAGGCTCGCTGCGATGCGAACTTCCGTTGTCGGGTCAGCCCCTAAGCTGGTGAAAGTAACTTCTCGCAAAGTCGATTTGCGAATCACTCCAACTGGACCGTCGAATTCGAACGATCGGCCGTTGACTTCAAAACTCTGCGCGGCTTCCATCAGTTCCACGTCTTTCATGGAAAAGCCGACGCTGATTGATGCTTCCCATTGAAATCCCACGCGGGCAGCTTCAATGATTTCCTTGGCACCAGGCGTTCCCAGCATCGGTCCGCTGACTTCCAGACGCATGCCGGTGTTACGCGCGGTTCCGTGTGCGACTGGATTCGTCGAGTCATGGTCGCGATGCAGCTTGACCTGTTCTTTGGTTTGGCTCAGGCCGTCCAAATCCACGATCATCGGATACGGAAAGTCATTGCTGATCTTGAAGCCGTTCAGCAATCCGCCGTTGTACGCGATCATGTGAAACGTCGGCGTGGACGATTCCGCCGAGAGTGTCACATCGGTAATGGTTATCAGGTTCTGCATGTGCTAAGTGGGCGTGGCCTGCATGAAGGGCTGGAAGACCGCAAATACTCGCATCTGGCCGGCCGCGGCGCCGGTTGTCTGTTGTGAGATAGTTACGGTTGCACCATCGCCGGCAGCCACGACTTTCAGCGCACCGCCCGTGGCGATCGCTGTCGTAGCCGGGTGCCGAATGTTTGTGCCGACCACAATGTCATTCACCGCATCCGCGCCAGCATCGGTTGGGGTCAGCGTGCTCAGCGTATTGGGTGAGGCTGCCGTATCTTTCAGCAGGCAAATACCCTGGTCTTCCGTGCCTGCGAATTGCTCAATTACGATGCCATAGAAATCAATCAGCACCATGCCGAATTCGTTGGCCGCTTCTGGGATCAATGTCACCGCGTCGGTTCCCCCGCCGTTGGTCGAATCGAAATCCAGGAACGCTTCGCCCACAATCAGATTGGGACGGTCAAGGTATTGGGCTGCATTGCTGACCATTTATCTGCTCCACTTATCGCGCATGGCCAGTGAGGCGGCTTGCGCTTGTTCTTCGGGTAAATCCAACGCTCCGATATGTCTGCTGCCTTCAATCCGCTGTTTCATCGCCCCGGCTTTCTTCCGCGCGACTTCCGGGGAATCACCCTTGGCGATAAAGTGCCGCACCGCGGCGTCGAAATCCTTATACGGTCCCAGAGGCACTTTCCAGCTCGCTCAAACGGTTTGAGGTATCTTCCGTGTCGGGCTTGACCGGCATGCCGTCTAGCGGCGCGCCGATCTCCTCACGGAACATTCTGTCTGCTCGCAACCGCTCCTGAAGCAGCTCCACGTCCATGGCCCGCTCGTCCGCTTCGTCCTGCAATGTGTGGTAACCGAGCTTGGCCAAGATTTCCTTGCTTTGGGAATACTTGAGTTCATCGATCGGTGGTGATTGCGGCCATGCCCAGCGTTTGCTGATCGGCTCGTTGCGAGCCATGATCTGCGGGTAGATGAATGCCGCTTCCTTGATGAACCATCGCCAGATGCGGTTGCAGACTTCAATGTCACAATCGCGCTGATCGACTTTACAGCGTTGGTTGAACAGCAGGCGGTCGAGCTTGGCCGAGGCGAAGTTGTGGTTGCGGCTAGAGCCCTGGGCGATATTGAGCGGCTGCAATACGCAACGCGCCGCTTGCTTGACAATCGACTCGTCGTACTCGACGTAGCTGGTCGTCGGTTGTTCCGACTTGAATTGGTTCATCTTCCAGCCGTGCGGCAACGTCGTCAGCAAACGCCGTTCAATGTCCGCCGCATGGAATTCATTGTTAAACCATCCGCAGGGCGCGGCCTCTCCAGTCTGGTCTATGCTGGCGTCTTGGAACGCCGCCGCATCGGTCTCCAGTACCGCGGAGAAGTTGGCCGCTGTTTCCGCCGCCGCGAGGACCGCCAAGCCGTAACGGCGATGTTCGCCGAACAAGTTGAGCGCCGTGACGAATTCGGATATGCCTCGCCGCTGGTCTGGACGTTCCCGGCGGAACCAATGAATCACGTCACTCGCGGGGATCGTGTCATGGTCGTCCTTGAAGCGGATACCGAGCGGCCATGATTCAGCCGGATGGTATTTGAGCCGCTGATACGAGACAGGGTTTCCAGACCGGTCGTAGAGGATTCCGTCGACCGACAGCTGATTGTCGGCATTCCACATCGTCCGGTTCGTCCACAGCTCCGCTTCCGAGAGCCGGATATCAAGCTTGACTGGCGTCGGCAACGTATCGTTGGTGATAGCTTCCGCAAACGCTTCACCATCGACAATCTTGGCCCTGTACATCTGCTGAAGTAGCGATGGCAGATTGATTAACTCGGACCATTCGTTCCAAACAGATTCGATCAGTCGGTTGAACGCCTTGTTTTCCGTAGTCACCTGCAATGTCGGCCCGGTGCCGATGCAGTTGACTACCTGGGCTTCAACGATGCCCCTGCCGTAAGGATTGTTTTCCAACAATTCACTGCGGGCGAAGTTGCGGATGCGATAGCGGACAACCGCATTGTTGGCCGAGATGGGCGAACTGTACGTGACGCTTCGGTGCAGCTTCTGAGTATCGAATGTCGGTGTGGCGGCATCGTACGACGCATTCAGACGGTTGTAGTTGTCGTAAAACGACCGCACCATGTCCTTGGCCATGGCGACCTGCGTTTTGTCGCGACTGCTAACCGCCGGTGCCGCCTTCGTCTTCTGGCTACCCTTGATCGTGCCGTCTTTTCGGTGCAACACGACCGAAGTGCCACGTGACGACGCCAGTTCCCTAGCACTGTTGGCGGCCTCTCGCTGGGTGGAATGCTTGGACGTCGGACGCTTGGCGCCGGCTCGCTTCACAGCCCACTGGTCACCGTGCGGAACAACGTGATACGGCTTCTTGCCCATCAGCATTCACCCCGCGCAGTGGAACCGGGGAAACGCGTCATGCGAATGCCAAGGAAACCCTTCTTGAATGCTTCCTGAGTCGCAGAGAAGCGAAGTATCGACAGCTGATCGCCGATCGGATGCTCGTCCGTACGCGTGCCGTCCGTCGTCACCGACTTTACGCCGGAGGAGGACTTGTCGATCATCCGCTGGATGCGCTGCTCGGTCGTGAGTGTCCTAGCCATACCCCAAAAGTAAATCTGGGATTTCTAGGAACGCAAGATAGACAAAGAAGAATTTCCCAAATATGGGATTTAGTCAATTCTCGCGAGTTGAGAAGACATGCTGGCAGTAGGTGCACTGCCGTTTTCGATGGATCGATCCTTCCTTATCCCGGTAGGTGTCGATCACTCGTGAGCGATAGCTGCCACACTCCTTGCATTGCAGGCCGCGCCGCTCAAGCTCGTACTTGCGCTTCTCGGAATCGACAATGGTCGCCATCCTCTGTCCGGCCTATTGTTTGGTCAGTCGATCTTCCGCGGATTTGCTGGTCGACTTTTGTTTGAGTTCGGCGGGTGGCGATTCGGGATTGGGTTCAGGTTCCGTCTTTCCGGGTTCCGATTTTTTGCTGGACTTCGCGCTTTCAGGGGTATCATCACGCATGCTGGCCAGATTGGCCAAACAATTGTCAATTGCTTGCAGTCGCCCCAGATTCAAAGTTGACGGTTTTTCGTCCTTGATCTCCTGCAACAAGTCGATCGCCTTCTGGATTTTCGCCTTCATGCTGTCTGACTCCTTCAATGGTAAGTCGGCTGATGCAGGTATCGAAGATGTGCGTACCCACATGCTTCATCTTCACCCCGGGGTGCATCATGATCGTGCCGCCGAGATTCCTCACACGATAGCAGAATGAATAGTCCTCGGACAATAAGCGGCGGCTGACCCGCCCCGGCGTCATTTCGCCCATTCCGAGCTCGGATTCCTCGACGATGGCCAACTGGAACATGCCCGATATCTCTTCGCCAAACGGAATCATCTCGAATTCCGCCCGGTCGCTATTGTACCGCAGCTCGGGATGGGCGTCGGCAACGCGATTTAGGATGTCCTTAGTAATCAGCATGCAACCGGTCCCGCCGTACCTCCACGGGAACGGCTTCTGGCCCTTGACGATATCGGCAAGGTCGTGGCCGGGCTCCGCATCACCGATCACGGGAGAGGCGAATTGACCCAGCTGTTTGGGGTGACAGCCCGGAAACGTGCCGTCATCGATAAACCGGGATGCGACGTGGACCGCCTCCCAGTCGATTGTCTTTCGCGGGTAGTGAGCAACCGTCACGTCGGCTTCGTGCTCAAACAGCTTACCCAGCACCGGCGCTGGGCAAAACACGTCCGCATCCAAAAACAGCAGATGGGTGTAGTCGTGCTTCCGGACTACGTGGGCCAGCGTGTCACGGGCTCGCGGCAAAAGGCTTTCACCAGTGAGCGGAAAGAAATCGAAGCTGATACCCGGAAGCTTCTCGGCGTATAGCCGCATCAACAGCCCAACGGTGGTGGCGTAAACCTGTCCGTTGAATGCCGGCATGCCGATGAGGACGCGTTTTGTCATTTCATTTCCCATGGTTCAGCTTTTTAGCCTTCATCCTCGCGTTGTGCAACGCATCAGCCTCGGAGTCGCCTTTAGCCCAAACAGTTCCGGGTTCCATGGCCATCGCGGCTTTGTTGGTGATGTCGCGCCGCCAGTGCACTTGCTCGGCGTGCAGAATTTGTCCGGTGGCGATGTCGACCACGACAAACCACTTTCTCATTTTTCATTTTGTCCATTGACTGGTATGTGGCGATGGCGTAACATACTTGCGTTGACCTAAGACTATCGCACAAAGTCCCCCGATCGCCAATTGCTAGGCGGTTCTTCCGCCGTTCTTGGGTCAACCTTTCGGGGGCATTTATAGGCGTGGCATGTCGAGTTGCGTTGCGTCCAGGCGTGGTGAGGCTTGTTGGGGTATGACAAGGCAGCCAAGGCAAGGCGGAGCCAGGTATGGCTGGGACGGGCGAGGCATGGCAGTCAAGGCGAGGCATGGTGAGGCCGGACGAGGCACGGTGAGGTGAGTCAGGATTTCGTTTTTTTGTATCCCACAGTGGGATGCTTTTTTCATTTCCTCATTTGCTGCATAGGCGGCAAGGAGAAACTACCATGGCGAAGAAACCCACCAACAGTACCATCGAATTGACGCGATTGGTCGAGACGACAAGCGTCATTCCAATCGATGGACTCACTCCGATCATCCCGCATAAGTGGTCGGAGAAAGCCAAACGCATGATGCCTGGACATCCCGATAGGGATTCCGTCAAAGGCAAGAAGGAGCAACGCAAGCCCGAAGAGGAAGCAACCGCTTGCCTCTACACTTTCAAAAAAGGCAAGAAAATCGTGCTCGGGATGCCGGCCACCGCATTTAAGGCCGCGATGGTCGGAGCGTGCCGTTTCTTCGACAAACCAAGCATGGTGGAAGCCAAGCAAATGCTGTTCGTCGAGCCTGACGGTTTCGACGACGAAGGCACGCCACTGGTTGAGATTGTCGCTGGGAGCAAGACGCTGCGGGAAGACACTCCGAGGCTTCCCGGCGGGACATCTGACTTGCGGTATCGCTATTGTCTCAGCGATTGGACGGCTTCTCTCCGTGTTACTTTCGTTCCGATGATCATTACGACGAATTCCGTGATGTCGCTGGTTGACGCGGCTGGTCGTGGTGGTATCGGCGACTGGCGTCCTTCCGCACCAAAAAGCATGACCGGCACGTTCGGAACGTGGCGCGTATCTGATACTGCTTTCGAAGACGCCGATTAGTGTTGGTTTTAGGGTCAAGGCGCGGCTTATCTTGACGAGCTGTGGCGAGTCTTGGCGAGCTACGGCTGGCTAGGGCGAGGCAGACATGGCGCGGGGTGTAAAGGTGAGGCGCGGCGCGGCGAGGCAAGGCGAGGCAGTCATGTTCAGGCTGGTCCGGGTTGGATTTGGCTGGCCGAGGCTGGTAGGGGCATGGCGAGGCGAGGCAGTCCAGGCGAGTCAGTCTGGGACGAGCCTAGGAGAGGTTTGGTTGGGACCGCCATGGTGAGTCGAGGCAGTCCCGGAGGGTCGTGGAGAGGCTCGGTTTGGCGTTGCGAGGCAAGGTCTGAAGTGGCAAGGCGAGTCCCGGCAGACTTGGCACTGCGGGACAAGGCACGGCGATGTGCGGTCTGCCGACGCAAGGC